GATCGTCCAGGCAGGGGTTCGCTGGATCACTTCACGGATTGAGAAGCCGTGACCACCAAAGCTGACGCCGTCAATCGCGTCCTCAACCTGGTTGGCAAGATGGACCAGGCGTTGCCGGCGGGCGGGGTATCCCCAGTCGAGAAGACTGATACCGCCGAGGGCAGCTCGAGCTCGAGTACCGCCTCCTATGTCGAGCGTTTCCTAGATCGGTGCTCTCGCCAGGTTCAGGAGATGGGCTGGTACTGGAACACCGAGACCGACGTCACCATCGCGCTGACTTCAGGGGGCCTGGCAAACCTGCCGACGCCGGCGGGAGGAACAGGCCAGATCCTGAGGATCGACACGGTCGGAACTAGCCGGCAGACCCCGGTAGTGATGAAGGACGATTCTGGCGTGACCAGGCTGTTCAACCTGATAGACAATGACTTCACCTTCGACTCCGACCTGGAGGTCGAATTCCAGTACGAAGTCCGTTTCGACTTCATCCCCGAACCGTTCATGGACTACATCATTGCCAAGACAGCTCTTGACGTGAACATGGCCTACCAGTTCCGGCCGGAGATTCAGTCGCAGCTGGCGATGCTTGTCGGCCGGCAGGAGATGCTGATGAACAAAGATCAGATGAAGCAGGGTGACGTCAACATCCTGGCAACCAGGGAGGCAACCGCGATCCGGGGCCGATTCTCACACACTAGCCGACGGGGGTACCACTGATGGCACTGAACAGAACTCTGCCCAACGGGAGCTACCTATCTTCCGACGACCTAATCATCGAAGCGGTGAATGAGCTCCTCGAGACAATCGGAGAATTCCCCGTTGCAACGATTCCCACTTCGGTCAACGATGGCACGGTCGCCGGCCGAGCACTCTCGTTCCTGGAGCGCGCGAACATCCGCACCCAGGCGATGGGGTGGCCTGAGAACATGATCTATGCCAAGACCGACACGGCCACCAACATCCTGGCGATCAACAGCGGCAACATCCTGGGCGTCCAGGGTACCGGCAAGGATGGCCATCGGACGCTCGGACTCCGCAAGTCGGGAGGCACCCAGGAGATTTACGATGCAGACGCCGGCACGACGGTGGGTGGCAGTGACTCGATCCAGGTCGATGTCATCCAAAAGCTCCCCTGGGACGATCTCTCGGAGCATCTCCGTGAGAACATCGTCAAGGCTGCGGCGATGGAGTTCCAGCGACGTCTCCAGGGCTCTCAGACGCAGGATGCCATGATCGGCCAGGAGCGGCAGCTCGCCGACGCAAGAGTTCCCAGGAACGATCCAGTCAGAAAGCGATCGGCTCTGCCCAACGCTGGGCCGATGTTCGGGAACCAGCCGCCGGCCCAGGAGGGTTGACCCATGGAGTCGCCGTACACCTTCCGAGCCCGCACGCTTAGCCAGGGCATCAGCACCCAGGCCCCAGTGATGCGGCCGGACACGCAGCTCGAGGACGCCGAGAACATCATCTTCTCGATCACGAAGGGAGCGGTCCGCCGGCCTGGGAGCTCCATCGTTTCCATCCTCGACGCCACGCCGCAGGACGGCAGGGCGTACGGACTCCACCGGATTGAGCGGGATGACGACGAGCAGTACCTGATCGTGTTCGGCCAAAGCCTGTTCGAGATCATCGACGTCAAGACCGGGGCCAAGGCCAATCTGACGATGAAGGCCACCTCGGCGACCTACCTTGCCCTGGGCGGGGCAACCCGAGAGGACCTGCGGTTCCTCACCATCGGTGACACCACCTTCGTCCTGAACCGCAAGGTGGCGACCGGGATGTCGTCGAGCACCAAGTTCGACGCAGCTGTCATGCCGCACTCCCTGAAGCGGACCAGCGTCAGCCCACTGACGTTCGAGATGACGCAGACGCCCTGGACGGAACGCAACTTCAAGGAGCAGGTGATCTCCGGCACGGCCACCACGGGCGAGTTCCGGCTCCGGTATCGCGGGGACACCACCACCAGGTACACCTCCACCACCGACGAGATCGCGTTCGATCACATCGACTTCGACGCCCCAGCCTCCCGCTTCGAGGAAGGCAACGAGGGAAACGGCGTGCAGCAGTACCTGGGGGAGCTCAACTCGATCACCAGGGGGAAAGTGCTCTGCACCGGCGGGCCCCTGCCGGACCAAGAGATCGTCTGCGAGATCAGCGAGGACCTGGTGCCGGGCGACGGAGCCTGCACTCTCAACTCCAATGGCTTCGCCCAGGCCGCGTCGGGCGACTTGATCCAGGTCGTCAACTTCTCCGGAGACCAGAACTACACCGTGACTCGCGGCAACGACAATCGGAACCCTCCGCCGGATCCGATCAAGAACAATCAGACGCTCTCCGACATGAGCTACTACCGGGGCCGCCTGGTCCTGGCCAGCAGCGACACGCTGATGTTCTCTCGAGTCGATGAGCTGTTCAACTTCTTCATCGAGAAGCCGGCGGCGATCTCAGACGCCGACCCCATCGAGCTCACGATCGCATCCGACGACGTCGCGGACATTGACTTCGTGGTCGCGTTCAAGGGCAGCCTCCTGGTGATGACCCGCCAGGGCCGGCAGTACGTCCTGGAGGACGTCGATTCCCTGACAGCCACGACCGCAGCCCTCACCCCAGGCACCAGGTATGAGACTCAGCTGGTCAAGCCGACCTCGCTCGGATCCAACCTCTACCTGGTCGGCCGCAAGGCTGGCTCGAGCAATGTGCTCCAGTATTTCTACGATGACCTGGCCGGCGGCAACAAGGCCCTGGACGTCTCCAAGCAGATCGACGGGCTGATCCCAGAGAACTGCGGCGGCATCGACGGCAGTGCCAGCTCGAGCACCCTGGTCGTCACGACCGACGTCACCTCGGCATCCTTGACCCCATCCGAGTACCTGTCCAGGCAGACTGGGGTCTGGAAGACCTTCAGCACCTGGAAGGAGGACCCTGACGGGGATGGCACGTTCACGAACCTCGTGTCTGGCGAGCTCACGCCCCAGGCCTACGACACCTGCACGATTGCGGCCGGCCACACGATCACATTCAGCGGGTACGAGGAGGACACCAGCCTCACCAACACCGGAGCGGCGATCTACACATACCGCTGGTACGACGTCGGCAACAGCCGCGAGCAGAGTGCCTGGTCTCGCTGGACCTACAGCACCAGCCTGATCCAGGACGTCAAGGTGATCGACGACATCGCCTACCTGCTCCGCTTCGAGGAGAGCGACTACGCCGGCGACGAGAAGAGGCTCTACATTGACAGCGTGTCCCTGGATGAAGACGGGCCCAAGCACTCAGGCTTCACCCGCCACATCCACATGGATCGCCAGATCAAGCCTGCCTCCGCGAGCTACTCGAGCTCGAGCCCCCAGGGCACCACGTTCACGATGACGGCAGCCGACTCGAATGGCGACACCAGGAACCTGAAGGGCTCGGACTTCGACACCATTGTCCTGGGGCCGGAATACACGAGCTCAACGGACGAGTCCCTGGAGGGCTACGAGCTCACCATCACCTCCACGACTAACAATCAAATCTTCTGCTCATCGGGCGACAACCTGGATTTCTTCGGGATCAAGGTGAACGGAGTGGTCCAGAGCGTCGGCGACTTCTCAGCCGGCACGGTCTACGCCGGCAAGAGGCTCGAGTCTGCGATCACCCTGACCGAGCCATTCTTCCGCGACCAGGGCGGCAACCCGATTCAGCAGGGCCGCTTGACCATCGACAAGATCATCGTGGACCATACGCAGACGGGCACGTTCACCATCGAAATGATCCCGGACACGGGGGCCACGCAGACCAGGACAAAGAGGGGGGTGAGCCCGTCCCAGGTCCCCTACAAGAACATCGACGACGGGCCCGAGCAGGTCCAGGCCGGATTCAACGCCAAGACCACGACTATCAAGGTCAAGCAGACCGACGTGCTCCCAGGCAAGTTCAACGCATACGAGCTCCAGGGCCGTTTCTCAACCCCGAGCTTCTGAAAGGAGACCGCACATGGATGGAGGCGTCACCGCTGCTCTCATCATCTCTTCTATCGTCGCCGCCAGTGCTGCGGCGGTCAGCTACAGCGAGGCGAAGTCCGCCAATCGGCGAGCTGTCAAGGCGGCCGAAGACCGAAACGCCCAGCTCGACAAGGTCTACGCAGCCGAGTCCGCTCAGCTCTCGAAGAAGGCGGAGCGTGAGCAGCGTCGGTTGAACATCGAGCGGCACCTGGCGACCGAGAGCCTGGCAGCATCCGTCGCCAGCTCCGGCATCATCACGACCGCCGGGTCGGCTGCGCTGATGAGCGACATGGCCGACGCCAACTACGGCCAGGCTGCTCGAGAGCTGACCCAGGAATCGAACGCCCAGCAGCAGGCTGCGGTATCCAACCTGGGCATGGCCCAGATGGACACCTACAACACGATGGCCATGAACTACCGGAACCCCCTGATGGAAGGGTTCCAGACCGGGTCTCAGACGTTCTCCCTGGTGTTCGGCACCTACGCCTCGGCGGCTAGCCTGGCTGGAACAGGAACCTCAGCAGCTACCTCAGCAACCAATACAGCAACCACTGCTGCTACCCCCGTTGGTTCCTACGGATATGTCGGAGGATTCGGATGAGTAGATTTGACGCCCGCCGGCTCCAGGCCCCTGACATCGCAGCTGGCCAGCTCGGCCTTCGAGGCCCAAGCATGGCCGGCCTCCAGCGATCGCAGCGGCCGGGCACCGCCAGCCAGCTGGTCCAGGCCCTGAACATTGGCCTGGCCACGACGATGCGGACGCTCCGCCAGGTCAAGGAGATCCGATCCGTCGAGGTCGGCCTGGGCGTCGAGACCGGAGCCATGGAGCTGCCGGCGTTCGCTGCCGAGATCGAGTCTGATGACCCCGCCTGGGAGATCAGCGTCTGGGAAGAGGGTCCGAATGGCCAGCTCGTAGCTCGAGACGCCAATGCGGTTCGAGGCGAGATCCTGGAGCGGTTCACGCCCTACCTGGAAGGCAAGTCTGACAGCTATCGCAAGGGCTTCCTGGACCGCGTGCTGCCTGGTGTCGAGCGTGGCCTCTATGGTCGCGGCCTCCAGCGGCGTCAGGACTACCTGGACATGCAACTCGAGACAATGGGCCAGGGGATCTACGGCGAGGTCGCCCAGGCTGATCGGCTGTTCGCAGAGGGCGGCGACCCGACGCCACTCATGTCCGACTACATCGACCGCGTGTCCGGCGACATCATCGAGATGTTCCCGCAGCAGGCCGACGAGCCGGATGCCGCGTACCAGACCCGAATCGACGACCTCGTGTTCGACAAGGTCATCACTCCCCACGTCGAATCGCTGATCGGCACCACCTGGGGAATGAGGACCCTGGCAGACTTCCAGAGCCAGGTGCCCGCCGGCAAGATTGGCGCTCTCAGGGACGAAGTCCAGCGATCGTACTACCAGTACCTGCACGAGCGACTGGCGACCCTTCAGACCGGAGCTGAGGCGAGCTTCGATCTGCTCGATGTCCACGGCAACCCAATGACGATCTCGAGCCTGGGGGACATGCAGGCATTCCTGTCAGACCCCAAGATCCTCGATCAGGATCACATTCTCAGCCTGACAGCTGCCCAGCGATCGAACCTTCTGGGGTCGTTCACCGCCGGCGAGACACGGAAGCAGGAGCAGCTGCGGACCTTCAACGCCATGCAAGGCGTAGGCCTGCCAGGGGACTCGAGGTCGCAGTTCGACGCCCTGGCCGGCATGAACCTGTACGACGCAGATACCGGGTACATCGGCGGATCATCGCCGGCAGCGGCCGGGATATTGCTCGGCACGATGAGGTACCCCGCACCACAGATCGCCACGAGCTTGCTCCAGCAAGCCATGGCCAGAGATGCGACTGCCAGTGACAACGCCATCCAGACGATGATCGTCCTTGCAGCTCACCCCGACCGGAATGCGTTCACTGCCGTGGCTGAGCAAGCTAGCACGCCGCAAGAACGCCACCTGGTTTCAATCATCGGAAGCCACACCGAGGGGGCTGTCCTGTTCGACATGAACGGGAAGCCGACCGTTGACAACGAGCGTCTGGCCAAGATCCTCGACCGCGTCCGAACCACTCCAGTCAGCGACAGTGGCCCCGAATACACCCAGAAGGACATTGATGCCGTCGCTCCGGTGCTGGGATTCACCGGGTACAGGCCTGAGAACGAAGTTCGAGACCATGTGGTGAAGATCCTGGAAGAGCACGCAGGTGCGGACGGCTGGATATTCGGCCCGGATCTCATCGTTTCGGACCCGACAATCATGGCCTCCGCCACCGGCTACTTCCTCGAGAACGCCATGATCGTGGGCAGATCATCGCCAGGTGCTTCCCCCGACCAGGTCAGGGAACAAGCCTCCAAGATGACCATGCACCAGCTGGGGGCCGAGTACGACCGCATCACGCTCGGCAACGGAGACGTCACCCTCGTTCCTCGGATGGGCCTTCACCCAGACCAGAGATTCCTGCAAGACGGCCAGCAGATCATCCTCGACGCACTGAAGTCTCGAGGGATCGACGAATACTTCTCTGCCAGGCCGTCAATCAACGGCGAGGGGTGGGTCCCGATGGACGAGTTTGGCGACGACTTGCTGGGCCCTGGCGAATACATCGACTTCGCTGACGCAAGAGAAACCACCGAGAAGTCAGACGGAACAGCGGAAACGCGCAAGGCTGACGGTTGGATCCGGACATACATCAACAACGCCGGCCGCGAAGGCAAGGGCGGAGTGGGGTTCATGCCATGACGATTCGTCAAGCAAGTATGCAGGACATGCCCAACGCCAGGGAAGCGATGGTGGTGGCGGCTTACAACGGCCAGTTCACTGGGCCGAGCCCGCTGATGCGTCTGCCTGGTGAAGAGCTTGCCCGCCCCGAGCTGCATAGCAGTCCAGACCTGACCTGGGGCGAATGGTGGGCGATCCAGTCGCTGACCAGCTTCCCTGGTGCAGTAGGCCAGTTCCTGCACGAGAAGTTCACGATCCCAGGTTACGACCTCGACTTCGACGGATACGACTACATTCGCGGCAAGTACGGCACCGAGAACCCCGACGTCCGCCTGGCCATTGAGCAGGGGTGGTTCGACCTTGCGTTCTCCCCCGAGCAGGCCGAGCATCGCCTGGCCCTGGCAAGACAGAACAACGTCGCCCTGGGCGAGTCTTACCGCATGTCCTACGGCGAAATGGGCCTGGGCATGTTGGCCCAGCTCATCGGCGACCCCGTCAACCTGGCCGGCGGCATCGGCCTTGCTCGTCTGGGGTACAAGGGAGTCTCTGGAATCAAGGCGTTGCAGGGCGGCGGCAAGGCCCTGGCCGGCAGGACCGCTGCGACCGCCGGCGCCGGCGCTGCCGGCAACCTGGCGTTCGAGCAGGCCTTGAACGAGCTGAACCCCTCGACCGAAATCGAAGGGGCATACAACGAAATCTTCGCAGCCTCCCTCGGCGGTGCGTTCGGTGCAGCGATCCCGCCGATCGGGCACTTCGTCGGCCGGCCGGCGATCAAGGGTGCCAGCAACAAGCTCATGCGGTTCCGCGAGAAGCGACTCCAGAAGGCGATGGAGACGGTCGCTGACAGCCCGAACGTCCGGCGAGAAGCCGACATCGACACGCCGTACGAATCTGCTGAGCTCGTCACGATCAAGACCAGCCTGGACGAATCCGAGGCTGACCTGGACATGATGCTCACTGCGCAGGAGCCGCCTAAGCCGCAGATGCCAACGATCGGCGGGCGAGCGGTTGCCCCGAGCACGACGGCACTGACCGTTGAAGGCCGCCCGCTCACCCTGGAGGGCCGCCAGGTCGTCGCACCGCTGCGACCAGCCGACCCCAAGCATCCGGTCAACGTCAAGCTGCGTCAGCTGGCTGACAAGGCGAACCGCGAAGGCTGGCAGCTCGAGGTCGTGGCTCACCCAGACCAGGAGGTTTTGACGCTGCTCGAGCAGGTCGTCGAGATTTCCAACTCGGCCAGGCTGAACCGGATCGCTACTCAGGGCCAGCTCGACGGGTCGATCGCAGACCAAACCGTCTCCGGAATCACGGGCCTCTACTCGAGAGCCCAGAGCGTGGTGACTCCTGGGGCAAGAACCGCCGGCCGGGCAGTCGCCGTCATCGAAGACTTCTACCGCACGGTCAGCGGCTCCGCCCACACGATCACCGAGCAGTCCGCCACCCAGGCGTTCACCGCCAGGCGTGGAGCATCCGCCGAGGGCATCACCTCGCAGCTGCGGAAGCGAGCCGAATCACTGACGTCCAACCTGGACCGCATCTACCGGCGAGCCAAGAAGGACAAGAACTCAGGGGGAGCGATCACCTACGACGGGCAGCCGCTCAACTTCAAGATGCTGGGCGGCCAGGACGAGTTTGAGGGTGCCGTCACCGACTATCTCCGCCGCAAGCACGCCAAGGCGATGGGCTACGACGTCAAGATGCCCGAGGACGTCCACCCCCTGATCCTGGAAGCAGCCGACCGCGTCGAGAAATACTTCGACGGAATGGGCGATCAGTTGGTCAGGGCCGGGATCCTGGATGCCGAGAACGGCAACCTGGGCCGGTACTTCCCCGTGGTCTATGACCCCAAGAAGATCCGCCGCAACCCGATCGTGTTCGTTGACACCATGGCTCGAGCTCTCGAGGAGCGTGACCTTCGAGGCCGCACCGTGGACGAGCTCGAGGTCGATGAAGACATCGCCAGCCAGATGAACCGCGATGCCGGCCGCGACGTGTTCGCCAGCCACCGCGACCCCGACGACCTCCCCGATGCCCCAGCACCCAGGGAAGAGCCTGAGCCAGCAGCTCCCCCCAAGGATCCTCTGGACGAAGCAGCCGACAGAGCTAGGGCGGAGATCGCCGAAGCCATGGACCGAGCTCCAGAGCAGGACCTGACGCCGCTGCGCGGGTACCGCGATGACCCATTCAAGGCTCCGGACGACGTTGCCGCCGGCGGGTACCCAGGTGCTCCAGTGCGATACGCATTCGGCAAGGAGACCGTGATCCGGTTCGGCACCGGGGAGTCGATCCCTGGGTACTGGGCCGTCGTCGAGGCTCCGGACCTGAACCCGTCGAACAACGTCTACGGTGGCAGGACGGCCGAGGGCGGCTTCCCTCGAGATCCGGTCTACGGAGCCTTCAACGAGCGAGCAGGCGACTACGCCGATCCCACGGGCGGCTCAAACAGCATGGAAGTCAACCAGGCCATGGTCCGCAATCCTGACCACGGCCGATTCACTGCCCTGGACACCAGCACCGAGTACGGCACCCCGATCGTCACGCTCGACGGATACCCAGACTCCGGTGCGAACCGCACCATGGCGATGCAGCAGATCCATGACGGACTCAACGGTGCCAAGCCCGAGGACGCGGTCAAGCTCAAGCAGGCCGTCCGAGACGCCGCGTCTGAAGCTGGCATCGACCCCAAGGTCGTCGATGGATTCGAGAAGCCGGTCCTGGTCCGGGTCATGAAGGACCCAGGCGATCCGGGCTCGATGTCCACCGCAGCGAACCGCAGAGCTGCTGCAACCCAGTCGAAGGCGACCGAAGCTGCCGCCAGGTCCCAGAAGATTTCCGACGGCACGTTCGCGTTCCTCAACCGCCACCTGGACGAATCCGGAGACGACCTGACGTTCCGGGCTGCCCTGGACCAGGGCGACTTCGGCCTGGACCTGATGATACGGTTGCAGAAGGACGGCGTGATCGACAGCAACGACTTCGCCCGCATGTGGAACACGAAGGCGAACAAGTTCACGCCCGAGGGCAAGGACTACGTCCAGTCCCTGATGGCCGCTCGAGTCATTCAGGACTTCGAGACTCCCAGCTACCTCGTTGCCGGCAAGAAGAAGGGGGATCCCCCCACGCCACGGTTCGGGCAGCGGGTCAGCCGAGACGAGGTCCTGTCCAGGGCCAAGCCCCAGGCTCGAGAGCGATGGGAGACCGCTTCGCCGCTCGTGATGACACTGGGGCAGATGGGGTTCGGCAGGAACGCCCACCCGCGATTCAACGGCGGCCTCGCATACATCGACGATGCCTGGTCGAAGGCCCTCCTGGCTCACGGCGAATGGAAGGACAGCGGCCTGACGTTCGACGACTACTTCTTCAACCAGATCCCCCAGGTGCCTCACGTTGGATTCGACACGCCCATGGTGGCCGCGTTCGTCCACGCCCTCGACACGATGGGTCCCAGGAAGCTGCGGGCGGCCCTCAAGGAAGCCAACAGCAAGATCCGCGTGGAAGACGCGGACGGTCCGACGATGTTCACCGGCGACCCGCTCAACCCGTACGAGGTTCTGCATGACGTCCTGGTCGGCGCTGACGGCCCCGCGAGCCTGGCTTCGCTGCGAAACATCCAGGAGCCGATGACCACGAACCGCACCATGCGAGTCGAGGCCGAGACCCTCCGCAAGTTCGAGACGCAAGGCTCCACCGTCCGACAGCACACGGACGAAAATGGGGTATTCACTCCCGAAAGGCAGGAGCTACACAACCAGATCGTCGAAGACATGATGGGGCTTCGAGTCGAATCTGACGAGAACGCCATCAAGCCCGGAGTGGGCGGAGGCCGTGCCGAAACGCCTCGAGCTGAGCGGCAGGTGGTCTTCCTGACGGGGCCAGCTGCGGCCGGCAAGAGCACCATGGCCGAGTCGATCCAGTCGTCCCAGGGTGCCTACATCGTGGACAGCGACTTCATCAAGCGGAAGCTGCCCGAGTTCGAGGACCAAGGCGCGTTCGGGACGCACGACGAATCCAAGCTGATCCTGAACCGCATGATTGACCAGGTCATCGAAGGCGGGTCTAACGCCATCATCCCGAAGGTCGGCACCGACCAGGGGACGCTCTCGAAGATGATCTCGAGGTTCGCAGATGCTGGCTACGACGTCCATGTCGTCACGGTGGACATGCCGCCCAGGAAGGTCATGGAACGCCTCAGTGCTCGCTCGATCCACACTGGCCGGCACATTCCGCATGGCATGGTCGCCAACGATTACGCAGACAACCCGACTCGAACCTGGCGGGAAGTCAACAAGAACGGCGGATATTGGGAACTCGGCGAAGGCCGGCGAGTCAAGCTCAAGAGCATGGGGCTCTACACTGCTGACGTACCCAGGACCAACAAGGCCAAGTTCGACGTCGTCGATCCGGATTCCTGGCTCGATGATGACGCCCTTGACATGGTATTCAAAGGCGGCTTGACAACCCGTGACATGGCTGCTAAAGTAACACCGAAGGGATCACCCGATGTCACCACTCCCGATCTACCAGTTGCCCCTCGACGAGGTGCAGAAGCTCCAGCCCCTGGCCCGCAGCGAGTTCGAGACGGAGACGTTCCGCCTGCTGATCGAGCTGATGGAGCGGGGCGTCCCCCTCGACAACGCGGCGACGATGCACGCCCTCCGCGACCCGAACGAGATGCTGACGGAGCTCCTCGAGCTCAGCGGAAGATCCTTGTCGGAAGCCTTGACGAGCGACTCCGAGCCCAATACCTCGACCGACTGAGGCAGCGGTACCGCGAGCAAGCGACCAACATCCGAGATGCAATCACCGACCCCGTGCGAGGACACGGGGTTGCTGCTCACATGCAGGCGGTGCCCCGCCCGCTGCGAGAGCGATCGCTTGGCATCAACTACGCGACCGTCCAGGACTTCCTGGATGACGGGCTCCAGAACCAGGTCATGCGCTACGACTACAACGTGGCCGGCCACATCGGAGTCCGGCGGGCGATCCAGCAGAACAGCGAGACCTGGGACAACTACCGCACCAGTGACGGTCGCAAGGTTGAAACCGCCGACGACCTTGCCGATGTCCTGGACACGCAGTTCAATCGAATGCGTGCCCTGGCCGAACGGGCCGGCGACCTCGAGCTCGCCAACAAGATCGCCTCAGCTCACGCCAAGGCCCGCCGCGACCTGGTCACGCCGATGCAGGCGATGACTGGGCAGATGCCGAACCGTGGCCTGAGCGACCCGGACAGCTTCCTGAGCTTCTTCGGCCGAACGGTGCAGCGGTACAACTTCATGAACAAGCTGGGGTCGGTGGGCTGGGCTCAGCTCAACGACCTGGCACCGATCACGCTCTACCTGCTCCAGAACCCCCGATCCCTGGCCCAGTTCCCCAGGCTGATCGGGTTGATGAAGAACTTCTCCAGGAAGGACCTCGAGCTGTTCCAGCTCTGGACCGACCACATGACTCGCACGCGGGCGATCACCGACCAGGACTTCGACGTCCGCGACCTTGGATACGGTGCAGGCAAGGCTCGAGTCGTGAGCGCGATGATTGAGCATGGCTCGACCAGGCTGTCAGAAGTGTCCAGCCACCTGAGCGGGATGAACTGGATCACGAACACCAACAAGCGGCTCGCCGGCATGTTGACGTTCGAGCGGATGACCACGCTCAGCAAGAAGATGATCCGGGCGAAGAAGCTGATGGACGACGGAATGAGCGAGGCTGACGCGCTCAAGAAGGTCCGCATGAGCAAGTACCAGCTGGCCAAGGTCAACCAGCTCGGCCTCAACGTCGAGCGAGCTGAGCTGTTCCACGCCCAGACCTACGCCAAGGGCACGCTGTCCGACGGCCGGGCGATCCGCGAGGTGATGAGCTTCGACGACTACATGCGGAACGAGAAGAAGCTGTTCGTCAACGGATTCGCTGAGTGGGACATGAACGACGTCTCGATTCGTGACCTGCTGGAGACGATCCAGGCCCGTGTCGATGACGAGGTCAACCGCCACCTGGTCGTGACCCCTGGGGTCTTCGACCGCCCCCTGGTCAACTTCAACACCTGGGGCAAGCTGCTGAACCAGTTCCAGACGTTCATGATGGCGTTCCAGCACCAGCGAATGCTGCCCATGAGCCAGATGCCGGCGAAGTACCAGCTCTGGTACCTGACCACCTACATGGCCCTGGGTGCGACGACTGACGCAATCACCAACCACTTGTCTGGCCGGCGAAAGCTGAGCGAGTCTGCCGAGGAATGGAAGAGCAACCCCGCCGGCATGGCCTACAAGGCATTCGTCTACTCCGGCCTCAGCGGGCCGATCTCGCGGGCCTGGGGCCTGACGGACGCCCTGGGCGTTCCAGTGAGCCCTGGCGTGCTGTTCGACAACCGGGTCGGTGGCGGAGCCAGCCAGGGGTTCTACAGCGGAGACGCCGGAGCTCGAGCTGTCATTCAGGGCCTGGGGCCGACCGCAAGCACGGCTGACCGGATGGGCGACATTCTGTACGACGTCGCCGGCCCCGGCGAAGTCGATGACCAGACGTACTACAAGGCGGCGACCATGCTGCCATTCCAGAACCAGGCGATCCTGCGAATGCTGTATCGCGCAACGGACCTCCCCGTGGTCCCGGAGGCATTCAAGCGATGAAGTCACCATCCCCCATCGAGAAGCTCAGCGACGAGCTCGACAAGGCCCTCCTGGACGTCCTGGTCAACGGTCGAGAGATAATGACCCAAGACGGTCCGGTCCGGATGCAGGCTTCGGCGGCCGACTTGAACGTGGTCCGGCAACGGTTGAAGGACGCCGGCGTCTCCGCCGTCGCCACCGATGAGAACCCGATCGGATCCCTGATCCGCGAGATGCAGTCCAGAGGGGTGAACATCCAGCCGCAGCTGCCACCCATGGATGACATTTCGGAGGGATCGCATGAAGGTAGTCCTGGTCGAGTGGCTGGATAGCGCCGAGCCGGCGGACAACGCTGACCTCGAGCTGCACGAGATCCCTGATCCGCAACGGCTCCAGAACGTGGGCTGGCTGCTCAAGGACGAGGAGTCGTACGTCAGCCTGGTGTCTGGCCTCAAGCCCGAGCTCGAGACGTTCGACTACGCGATCAGCATCCCGAAGTGCTCGATCATTCAGATGAGAGAGCTGAAGTGACGAAGGTGCTGGTGATCGGCGACCTCCACTGCCCGGCCGACCTCACCCGGTACCGATCCCACGTCGTCCGAATCCAACGAAAGCACAAGACGACCAAGACCGTATTCATCGGAGACATCGTCGATGCCCACCGATGGGGACGCTGGGACCCCGATCACGAAGCCCCTGACTCGCAGACCGAGTACCGGCGGACCCTCAAACGGATCGCCTGGTGGCATGATTCGTTCCCAAATGCAGACGTCACCGTGGGCAACCACGACGAAAGATCCGTTCGCCAGGCTCGATCAGTAGGGATCCCAGACTCGCTCATCAAAGGGTACGCCGACGCATGGAACACGCCGACCTGGAACTGGGTCCCGTCAGTCACGATCGACGGAGTCCGGTACTTCCACGGCGAAGGGTTCGGCGGCAAGTACCCGCACATGAACGCGGCCCTGGCAGCAGGCCAGAGCACCGTCATGGGCCACGTCCACGCCGTTGCTGGGATCCAGCACCTGGCCAGGGAGAGCGGGTCCTACTTCGGAATGGCCGTCGGCTGCGGAGTGGATGTCCGCCACCCCGCCATGCGGTACGCGGCAAAGTACCCCAGCAAGCCCGTGATATCATGCGCGGTGGTGATCGACGGAATCCCCTATCTCGAACCAATGAGGTGACACATGGCCAAGCGAGGTCTGTACGCAAACATCAACGCAAAGAAGAAGGCCGGCAAGAAGATGCGGAAGAAGGGCGACAAGGGCGCTCCGACCGACGCTGCATTCAAGGCCGCAGCCAAGACTGCGAAGAAGAAGCGACGTGGCTAAGCCTGCGAAGGGAAAGGCCAAGGTCAAGGTGGTCAAGAACCCGAAGACCGGGCGGACCAGGAAGGTCAGCTATGGCCAGGCCGGCAAGGCGAAGGGCGGAGGCTCGAGGGTCAAGCCTGGAACGTCGAAGGGCGATGCCTACTGCGCTCGTTCGGCTGGCCAGATGAAGTCCAGCCCCAAGGCTGCGAAGGACCCGAACAGCCCGCTCCGGCTGTCCAGAGAACGATGGAAGTGCAGCGGCACGAAGTCCCGGAGGGGCTGATGAGCGACCAGGTTCAGCTCGAAGAGTATCTCGAGCGACTCACCACCGACTTCGACTACTTCCTCGAGCAGCTCTGGCTGGCGGTGAACCTCCCCACGCCGGCCCCGCACCAGCGGCAGATCGCCCAGTGGCTTCAGCACGGCCCGAAGCGTCGAGGAGTGCGGGCGTTCCGTGGTGCCGCGAAGACCTGGGTGACGCTCGCGTACTGCCTCTGGCGGCTGTTCCGCGACCCCAACCAGCGGATCCTCCTGGTCTCCAAGTCGGAGAAGCACTCGAAGGACTCGCTCTACATGGCGAGGAAATGGATCGGCCAGGTGCCATTCCTCCAGCACATGGTGCCCGATCGGATCGCAGGGCAACGGGATTCCGCCCTCAACTTCGACATCCGTCAGGCCCCGTCCGATCGGACCCCCTCATTCACGGCGGCGTCGATCACCGGGCAGATCACTGGGTCTCGAGCTACGCTTATCATATCCGATGACGTAGAGACTACCCAGACGACTCTCACGTTGGATATGAGAACCAGGCTCCGCGAGGAGGTCAAGGAGTTCGACAACATCCTGATCCCTGGTGGCGACGTCGTCTTCCTGGGCACGAACCACCACGTCGAGTCGCTCTACACCAAGCTGGCCGAGGAGGCCGGCTACGCCTTCCGCTCCTGGCCGGCTCAGTACCCAGGCGGAGACTGGGCGGCACCGCCCGACCTGGCACCCGAGCTCCAGGAGGCCCTGGATCGAGGAGAAGTCCAGCCCGACGACAGCGTGTGGCCGACCAGGTTCGACATCGAGGAGCTCATTGACCGCCAGGCATCCGAGGGTCGATCGACCTACGGGATGCAGTACGCGATGCTCCAGACGCTCGGCGACGAGCTCAAGTATCCGCTGAAGCTCCAGGACCTGATCGTGTTCCCAGTCCAGCGAGACCGAGCCCCCCTCACCATCGCCTGGGGAATGAGGAACGATCGAGGAGGATCGACCAGGTACGAAGAGATCCCGAGCCTGGGATTCGCCGGCGACGGCTTCTACTCGCCGATCATGTTCAGCGACCAGTGGGTCGAATACACCGGGACCTACGCCTTCATCGACCCGTCCGGCAAGGGTGCCGACAAGACGGCCCTGGCGATCGTCTCCCACCTGAACGGCTTCCTGTACGTCAAAGCGATCAAGGCATTCCAGGGCGGGTTCGAGCGAGAGACTCTCGAGGGAATCTGCCTGGCGTGCCGAGAGCACCGGGTCGATCGCATCCACGTCGAAGACAACTTCGGCTCCAGCATGTTCACCGCACTGCTCGAGCCCGTGCTCCAGGGCATGTTCCTCGAGCCTGATGAGCAGCCTGACCACCCCGACGGCTGGGCCTGCGGCCTCGAGAACGTCCGGGTCCATGGCCAGAAGGAGGTGCGGATCATCTCGGTCCTGGAGCCCCTGGCCAACAGCCACCGCCTAGTGTTCCACCCTGACGTCGCGCACAACCAGGACCTACAGCGTCAGTGGACGATGCTGACCAGGGAACGGAACTGTCTCAAGCACGATGACGAGATTGATGCCTTGGCGAGCTGCTGCTCCCAGTGGCTCGAGCTCATGAACATGGACCCCGAAGTCGCCGCCAACAACCGCCGGGCCCAGTGGCTCGAGGATGCCCTGGACGAACACTACGCAGCTTTCAAAATGACTCGACACACCACCAGCTGGATCCGAAGGAGGGACTGAATGGCAATCGAAACCAACTACACGTTCGTCGCCGACGGTCTTGTGCTGACGGATCCGGACAAGGTTGACACCAACAGCACGCTGGTCTCCGAGAGCACGTTTCTGGCAGACAACCTGCACATCTCTGGGTTGAAACCGATCCGGAAGGATGGAACGCTGAAGATCGAGATGAGGCTAACCATTCCGACCCAGCTCGTCGATCCGAACTCCGCCGGCGACTTCCTGCTGCTCTACCCCAACTGGGACGCTCGGATGATCTTCCCCAACGGGTACAAGATCGGCACTGGCATCCAGGCCACCACCGTCTCGAGCGGAACTGCCAAGCTGTTCCGAGCCGCATGGGAGTACGGCACCGAGGCCCTA